CTAATATACTACATAATGTCTCTTGAACAAGATTACACCACTGTGCCAGGTCAACTTTTCGCATGTTTGTCCGTTGTCGGTCCCGAAGCCCCACAAAAGAATGATAAGTTTGGAATCAAGATTCGTGGCGCCTTCTCTACACGTGATGAAGCGGCGTCTCACGCCAAGCGTCTCCAAAAGGAAGACCCAACTTTCGATATCTATGTTGTTGACATGTACAAGTGGCTTCTCATCCCACCGGATCCATCTATGATTGATGATGTTCACTATCAAAATGAAAAGCTCGCGGAGATTATGACGGGATACAAGGAAAACCAAGCACAAGCGGCTCGATTATTCAACGAAAGAAAGCAGGCTATGACAGAAGCTAAGGATTACATCGCACCAGGTGATGAAAACTCTCGCTTCTACACCAAGCCTGATGAAGCCCCCATTCCCCACCCAGCTGAAGTTTTGGAACGCCTCAAGAAGGAGAAACCTGACGCTCCAATGGAAGATCTCATCAAGGAAGCCGATGCCATCGTTGCCGCCGAGATTGAGGAACGACGCAAGAAGCGTGAAGAACAGGAAAGCTCTACGGATGCGAAGATTGAAGAAGGTGGCGAGGATGAGGGTGAACCAGAAGTTTCCTCAGCATAATTTTAAAATAAACTCGTATAATATAACAAAATGATAAAAGTACTTCTTACATTCATTTTGACAAGCGCATTCTTTGTTTTGTTTTTTGAGCCCGAGTTAAAGGCGGTTTCAAAGAACAAAATAAAAGTAAGTACAGCCGATGGCTTTATAGAGGATACGTATAGGGGTCCATTCGTTGATAATTTCATACCACCAAAGTATGGGGATATTGGGACATTTGTTGGATACTCAAGCGTACCTGAGGATCACTGGTTGCATGGTTTTCCCCATGAAAAAGCCGAGTAAGAAGACGGCAAAAGCTATAATCCACGTGGATTTTTCTACACTCGATAAAAAATCGGTATTCGAAGGTTGTTGGAATTGTTGATGTTGTGGATACATCATTTCTTGAGGATGAAAATAGTATTGTTGTTGATCGTCGTGTATTGGTGTACTATCTTCATTCTTATCGTCGCGTAACGAATCCATTGTGGGATCGTAATCAATTGGATTTCCTATATCAGTCTCCATTTTTAATATATCTATTGTTTTTTTTAAGCGTCTTCTTCCTCACTCTCTTCGTCATCGTTTACAATAAAATCATTGAGACTTTCACAATCATCATCGTCATCATATTCACTCTCATCATCCGAGTACACTTCATCTTCTGTATCTATATCGGAATCAAAATCGGAATCGTGGTCATCTGAGGCGTAATCATCTTCGCAAATTTCATTTGGTACGTAGATCTCTGGTTTCTTTATCTGCCTTCCCGAACGTGTCTTGGTTTGCACCATTAAGTAAATATTGACTGTTATTTTTTAAGTACCTTTTGGATATAATCCAGAAACAACGTTTGAATTTAATATATGCGTTCTGGCACTATTCTTTTTACAAACGGGACACTTTTGAGTGATTTTACTCTTTTTTATGAGGTATGACATCGTGGAATCTGGATGTTCCCCCTTGATAGTTTCACAATAAGTGGATGTCGTGAGGACTATAAAATCATTCTTATTTCGGGTAATCTTAACGACGCGTGTATCTTCTGGACACTTCATACACATCTTCATAAATGATTCCAAGTGTGGTTTCACATCATTCTGTTTAATCTGGGGCTTTTCCACAAACTTTTTGATTTCTGGACACTTTTTGAGTTCCTCCTTCTTGGGATACAACTTTTCAACTATCTGGGGTGAAAGAATATGCTTACGACCATAAAAGTCTTTGCAGAATCCATCGCGACGACCCCTAATCGTTTCACAACGACAGAAACATTTTTGGGCTATCACCGTTCCACTGATATGAAACCAGATATGATTAGAACTATGAGGTCGCTTAAGATTTTCACAATACTTTGAGTTTGTCGAGACAAGATACGTCTCCTTGTGTTTGAAAAGTTTTGTGATTGTGGCACCTCCCTGCCCTTCCATATGTTTCTGTACAAATTCCTCAATGAGACCTCTCAGTTCGTCATTTTGAATTTCATCTTTTGTTTGTGCTATCGAAAATGATCCCTCTTTGATTGTTGTAGATGGTGGTTCTACAGTGATATGCTGTGTCTCATCAGTCCTGACAGAACACATCTTAAGCATATCAACATCTGGTTGTTGATCAACTTTAACCAAAGCACTCAAAGGTCCATGCTTGTATACAAATAGGGGAAGATATGCCAATTGTATTACCCTCCCCGTTCCATTACATTCTTGACACCCATCACCTCCACACACAGAATGTTTAGCTGTTTTATAAGACCATGGCATACGAAGACCACTTCCCTTGGTTTTCCTATGAAGATCACCGTATACCGATGAATCTATGATTTCATTCCAATCTACACGACCTTTAGCCCTCGAGAGTGCCACAAGGATGTGTTCCCTAAGTGCAAGCGCCGATGCCTGATCAACAACAAAGTTTGACCAATTGAGATGTATTCCCGTCTTTACGAGATCACCAACCTTTTTAGGTGGAGACACGGAGACGAGACACTCTTTTCCTCCATGACGCTTCACTTTGTCACAAATAACCTTACAAATATCCTGAATCTCCTCAACTGTTAGGGATCTGTCATCTTTGTAATCAATATCTACAAAAAAGTTATAATTTGGACTCTTCTGTTCGACGACAAATAATTTTTCACCGGAACGAACAGCCTCTATATACTTTTCGTGAAACTCGTTCAATCTATCAAATGGCACGGTGAGGGTTCCCCCATCCATGAGCACATGTGATACATTGGATTTGGTTGCTTTATTAAAATTTTGTTGGGCGCACCACCTCTTAAACATACCTGTATATCGCGTCTAACCTCTAAACCACCTCATGACTGAAACATCGGTGTATTCTTTAGTTTCAGAGAGCTCTTTTTTTATGACAAGGAGTTCATAGACCGTCTTCTCTTCATTTTCCTTCACCCAATCCTCAACTTCCTCGTCACAGAGACCTCTATTTGTTCTGAGGAGGTTCCCAATCTGCATTAAAATGTAAGACTTTGACTTCATTCTACTTTATAGAGAATGTTTTTCTATTGAGAGAAGTTACACACGAATAAAACTCTGGATTCCTGATGATGTTATCAACAATACGTTTCCACTGTTTGCGTGTATTGAACTCCTCAATAGTATCAAAACTCATATAATCATTTTCATCATATGTTTTCTTTATTGGTTGTTTATTAATCTTTTTAAGGTTTGTTTTCTGTTTTTCTTCATAAAATTTTTTAACGAGCGCCTGTTGTTGTGAACGATTGTAATCAACGAAAAAGATGAATACATTGTATTCCAAGTCCACAGTGGGACTCTCCTTGACAACAAACTTGAACTCGGTATACTCACCAGTTTTGAGGGCAATCACACCACGTGTCTCTTCCTCCAGTTCCCTAAGGGCACAACGAAGGGGATTAAATATCTCTCGTCGTCGACACCCCCCTGTAACAAAAATCCAATCCTTAAAACGCCGATCCCTCACCGTGAGAAATTTAGGCTTATCGTCAGCAAAACTGACTGGTATTGCTATAGCTTTGTATTTTTTCATTGCGCATTCGCAAGTTATAATAAATGGATATGTTTATTCTTCCTCTTTTTCTTCGACAACTTCGGGTTCTCTCTCTGGTTCTTTCTGTGGTACAGGCTCTGGTACACTCAAACGTTGTACCACGTGGGCTGAGAAGTTCTTGAGATTTTCAACATCTTGTTTCGCCTTATTCATTTCCTTAAAAAGGAAGATTACACCAGCGATTGCCACTATTGTGGCAACCATCATAAGGGTTTCACGGTCCATTGGAATCATTATAGTCTAAGAGAGACCCTTCTTTTTAAGTAAGAACCCCCATATGTGCTCTTCCTGATGGTGGACATTCATATGGCGTTTGGGCAAACTGGACGGCTTCGTAATGCGTAGGTTCACAGGACTTTTGGGTTGAGGGTGTTGGGAGTCCAACATACTTTTCAAGCGTCCTGGATTTGGGATCGTACGTCAATACAAAAACGATGGCGAGGAGGAAAACTACGTTCCACATTGGTTTTATTAATTAGTTAGAATATAAAAGTCCGCCCATACCGTTCTCAACGCGGAGAACGTTATAGTTGACCGCATAAATGTCCTTGTCGGAGTTGGCGGTGTCGTTAATAATACGAGCAGAGTCGAGACGAGAGAAGTTGAGGGTACCTGTGGGCTGGAGCTTACCCGTGTCCAAGCAGAATGGGTAGACAAACAACTTGGTACCCAAGGTCGCGTTACCATTGGAGGTGTGGTAGTAGAGGGGCACACTGGTGAAGTTGGGGTTCGCAAACTTGAAGTCCGCAACATCGGTACCGTTGATTTGGAGCTTGAGCTTGTTACCCGCGGTGCTCAACATAGTGACATTGGTCGCATCACCCGCAGCCAAGTACTTCACTGGGTGGTTGAAGTTGAGTTCTTGGATCTTTGAGCCCGAGGCAATCGCCTTTTGGACTTGGGTAATAATCATATTTTGTGGTTGGGACGCAAAGACTTCACGTTCCTGGGTGTCAAGGTACGCATAGTTCGCGTAGATGTCCCACTTGTCATCCGCTGCCGCAGAACCCCACGTGATGCGGAGTTCGACATCGTGGTACTGGAGACCAATGAGGGGGAGTGCCGATTGCCAGTTCTCACAGAAGTTGAAGCGGAGGGGGTAGAAACGCGAGGTCGCGGAACTTGGGGCACCACCGAAGAGATCACCACCAACCGACTTTGGGGTGGAGGTCGCCAAAAGGGATGGGGCGATGAGAGTGGAGAAGGTCGAATCTTGATCATCAATCACTTGACCACCGACAAGGAGTTCAACCTTGGCAATCTTGGTGCGCCACTGAGCCGCGCTGTAGGCTTGCGTCGCAGAACCATTGTTGGGCACGAGATACACGTAACCCAAAAGATCACCCTTGCGTTCGAAACGGATTGTGGACATGCCCCCATTGGAGACATTCCCCTGGATCACTTGGCGTTCAACAGTTTGGGAAAAGTTTGTGTGTCGCTTGTACGTGGAGCGAAAAAAGCTGACTTCGGGCTGACCGACGAGGTGTACATCCTGAGCACCGACAGCAACGAGTTGGGCGATACCACCAGACATTTTATAGTATAG